CAAATGCGGAAAAACAGGAGATCCTGAACGCTATCAAGGCCGAGAGCCAGAGCGTTGATGAACTTGTGGAGGTCAGCTCCCTTGACAATATCAAAAGTCTCCCCGCCCTTCGCGGCAGTGAGCTGGTGAGTGCTCCGCTTACCCTTTTGCGTAAACCGGCCGATGATGCCGCTGCCACGGCGAATGCGTCTGCCACGAAAGCGGATAATGCTGCGGCTTTGGCGAATAAAGCTGCGGGTATGGCGTCTGATGCGGCCGGTACCGCCAATCAGGCTGCTGAAACTGCAAATTCCGCTGCGGCAGCGGCATCCGCGGCTGCGAAACAGGCGGAGGATGCCGCCGCCGGTGTGAACGATGGTTTGGTCGGTGGCATGACGGCCGTCCCTGATGAGGAGAACGACACGGTGAAACTCACCCTGCTGGGGAAGACCGGGACGGAGATTGCCTCCGTTGATATTCCCGGTGGTACGGGCGGTGGCGGTAACACGTATAATGTGACGGCGGAAGTCCCTTTGGAGAGCGGTTATTATGTCCTTTCCTCCGCGATTGGTGCCGTGGATGAGAAATACCGTTACAAGGGTCGTTGCATCACCTATGAAGTCTCGCAGGGCAAATGGGAGACCAAACAGTTCGTGGGGACAAGTCTGTCGAGCTGGGAGCAGGAGGCGAGCTGGGAGGACTTCGGCGGTGCCGGAACGATGAAAAGCCTGACAGTGAACGGCGAGAAGAAAGTTCCCGACAGCGAGGGCAACGTGGATCTGACCATCGACAAGCTGGAAGTGGACGAGAGCCTGGATGCTGACAGTACCAATCCCGTCCAGAACAAGACCGTCGCCGCCAAATTCCAGGAGGTGGAAGCCGGTACCGTGTTCGGCATGAGCGCGGAAGTGAGCGACGACGAGAGCAGTGTCCGCCTTGCGCTGACCAACAAGAGCGGGGCGGAGATCGCGAGCGTTGACATCCCGGCCGGCAGCGGTGGCGGCGGTGAGTCCTCCACCACCAAGATCGTGCTGCTTGCCGAGACCGACAAGAAAACCGTGAAGGAAGGCGGAGCGGTGAAACTTACCTATACCTATGACCACCAGGTTGCCGGCGGTGATGACAAGGGTAGCAGTACCGGACAGAAAGCGACCGTCACCATCCAGGTGAAGCGCGGGACGACCACCACTTATTCCTCCTCGCTGAAGGAAGTGAGCAAGGGTACCTATACCCTTGACCTGACCAAATACCTGCTGGTGGGCACGAGCGACATCTACGTCATTGCCGAGACTACCGATCCCACCACGGGCAAGGCGCAGAAGAAGCAGGCGTACGTGAGCGTGAAGAGCGTCACCCTGTCCCTTTCCTGCGGTTACAACCTGGCGGCCACCATCCAGAACGGCGGTTACGGTACCTATGATTCCGCGAGTATACCCTACGCCGTGAGCGGTACCGGCACGAAAACCGTCAGCCTGTACGTGGACGGTGTACAGCAGAACGCGCATACGGTCACCCGCAGCGGCACGACGAACGGCAGTTTCGAGGTTTCCATGACCGGCCTGTCCGTGGGGCGGCATACCGCCCAGCTGGTGGCCGAGATGGAAACTGACGACCTCACGCTGAAAAGCGAGAGCATCCATATCGACCTGCTGAAGGCCGGAACCGGCGCGCCCTTCATCGGTTTGAAGCTCATTCATGCCGACGGGCATGTCCTCGGACGGGACGAGCATCTGGAGCCGGTCCTTGAAGCCGGCCGCTACGAGAAGCTCACTTTCGACTGGGTGGCCTATGATCCCGACCGTGTGCCCGCTGAAGTGGAGTTCTGGAAAAACGGCGTCAAGAGCAGTACCGTGAGCGCTCCCCGCAGCATGATGACCTACAGTAACCGGTTTACCGAGGAAGGCACGCAGACGCTTGTCCTGAAAGCCGGTCCGACCGGGTACACTTTGCGCATCGACGTGGGTGAGAGCGGTATCGATATCAGCGAGGCCACCTACGGCCTGGCGGTCAAGCTTGACGCGGCGGGCCGCAGCAACGGGGAGAGTAACCCCGGAACATGGGAGTCGAACGGCGTGGAGACCACGTTCGAGGGTTTTGACTGGAGCAGCAACGGCTGGACGGGTGAGGCGCTGAAGCTGACCAACGGTGCGAAAGCCGTCATCGGCTACCGGCCCTTTGCCACCGATGTGAAAAGTACGGGGCTGACCATTGAACTGACCCTCCGGGTAAGCAATCCCACTGACAGCGATACCGCAGTTGTGGACTGTCTCGACAGTGGCAAGGGGCTTTATATCACCCCTTCGGAAGCGAGTTTCAAGACCGGTGAGAAAGTGTCCTATACCAACGAGGACGACGAGCTGGTGGAGCGTGAGATCAAGCTGGGCACGAATTATGTGGAAGACCGGTGGATCAAGGTGGCCCTCATGGTGGGTACCCGCAATGAGAGCCGTCTGATGGAGCTTTATGTGGACGGCAACCGTACCGGTGCCGACATCTACGACAACGCCTTCAGCTTCCGCCAGGACAATCCGAAATATATCACCATTGACAGCGCCGGGGCGGACGTGGAGGTAAAGAGCGTGCGTATCTATACCCGTCGGTTGAGTGACGACGAGGAACTGGAGAACCGGATGGTGGACAGTGCGGACGGTGAGGAGATGATCGCGCTGTACGAGGAGAACGATATCCTGGGTGATACCGACACTGTGGATATGGACAAGCTGCGTGCCAAAGGCAAGGGGGTGCTGCGTATCGTGCGCCAGAACAAGCTCGATGACGTGTATGCCGAGAACAACAAGAAGACGGACTTTTCGGCGGATATCTTCTATTACTCCCCTTTCGGATCCGAATACGACTTCGTGCTCCGTGACTGTTATATCCGTATTCAGGGTACCAGTTCCACGAAATATCCGAGCAAGAACATCCGTATCTATATCAGCAAGGGCGGCACGAACCTTAGCTTCACCGTTGGCGGCAAGGAGCAGGCGGAAAAGAAATATCCCGTCCGTCCCGGTGGCATCGCCATGAACCTGATCTGTCTGAAGAGTGATTATTCCGACTCGTCCATGTCGCTGAACACAGGCGGTGCCAAACTGTTCAACGACGTGCTGAAGGAGATGGGGCTTCTCACCCCTCCGCAGCGTTACCAGTACGAGACGGGCGGCAGCGATTTGAACGCGGTCACCGTGCGTACCGCTATCGACGGTGTGCCTATCGACGTGTTTGTGGCGGCTGCGGAGGACGGCGAGAACAACTATGTGGGGCAATACAACTTCAACAACGAGAAAAGCAAGAGCGGCGACCTGTTCGGCCTTAGTGGCGTGGAGGGTTACGATCCTGCCTGTCCCCTCACTCTGGAAATGCTGAACAATACCGAGGCCATGTGCCTTTTCAAGACCACAAGTGACGCTCATCTGGAGGAGGTGTTTGATGCCGGTGCCGAGACCAACGTTCCGGATGATGTGAAATGGGCGGGCCTTGACGAGTCGCAGCGTACGGCCGTGAAACGGCTGTACGCATGGATACGCTCGTGTGTTCCGGACGGTGCGACGAGCGCCGACCTCTCCACTTTTAAGAGCGAGAAGTTCAGGGACGAGATAAGTGACTATTTCGACAAGGCTTTCCTGCTGACGTATTACCTCTGGACGGACTATTTCCTTGCCGTTGACCAGCGTGCGAAGAACATGATGCTGCGCACGTGGGACGGCCTGATATGGTACATCACCTACTACGACGGTGATACCCAGATGGGAAAACGTAACGACTGTTTCCTGGTGTATGACTACACCACCGACCGCGACACTTATGACGCCGAGGCCGGGAAATATGCCTTTGAAGGCCGTGACAGCTGGCTTTGGAACCTCGTTCTGGCCAACCTGGACGCTGACCTGAAGACACAGGCGCAGGCTCTTCGCGGTGTACTTACCACCAGCCGTGTCCTGGACATGCTGAACGTGGAGCAGGCGGGCAACTGGTGCGACCGTGCCTATAACAAGAGCGGCGAGCTGAAGTACATCCTGCCCGCCACGCAGGAGATGTACGGCAAGGTGTGGCCGTTCATCTACGCCCTTCAGGGCAGTAACCGTGCGCACCGTGAATATTTCGTGCGTAATCGTTTCGCCCTTCTGGATGCCAAGTACGGCACGAGCAATTTCACCAGTGACAACATCGACCTCTATCTGGCACGTACGGCTGCTGACACCCCCGACGTGCTGAAGATTACGGCCAACGAGGTTTATGCTTTCGGCTACGGTACGAACAACAGCCCGAATATAGGGAATACCGGCATCATCAAGAAAGATGCGGCTGCGAGTCTTTCCATCACCGGTGCCTATACGGTGAACGATCCCTTGAGGGTTTATGGCGCGAGCCGTATGAAGGTGCTGGATATGAGCGGGGCCGCCGACCACCTGAAAAACGCTTTCGACCTAGGCAAATGTACCGTGCTGCGCGAACTGAACCTTCAAAGTTCCGGCAACGGCAGTACCGGCTGGTGGTTGAACATCGGCAACTGCAAGCAGCTACGTAAACTCAACCTTCGTAACCAGGCACAGGCGAAAACCGGGGGAAGTACCAGTACCGAGCTGGATTTGAGTGCGCAGACCAAGCTGGAAGAACTTGAGGCCCGCGGTACGCAGGTGCAGAGCGTGGTGCTTGCCAAGGGTTCTCCCGTGACGCTGCTCCACCTTCCCGGTACACTGACCAGCCTCCGTCTGGAATATCTGGGCAGACTGACCACCGGCGGGCTGACATTGGAAAGCTACAGCAAGGTGAAGACCTTCATCTTTGACAGTTGTCCAGGTATTGACTGGGAAACCCTGCTGGGCCGTTGCACGGGTGTGGAACGTATCAGGGTAACCGGTATTGACCGCGAGGATGACGGTACGTGGCTGAATAAGTTTGTCGGGATGGGCGGTGTGGATTCCGATGGCAACACTACGGACACGTGCGCCTTGGTGGGTACGGTACAGCTCACGCGCTACATTGATGACGATACGTACAGCGCTCTGAAGGCGCACTTCCCGGAACTGAATATCCGGCAGCCGGAATACACGATGATCGAGTTCGACGACGAGGTATCGGATGACGCGAACGTGAGCAACCTTGACAACGGTACCGGCTACAAGTATGACAACGCGTATGAGGTGAGCGGTCATATTTCCGCCATCCTGAAGCAGCGTCACCGTGTACTTGCTAAAGTGACTAAAAAAGCGACGACGCGGGGTGTGAACATGGCGAACGTTGATACCACGGTGAACAACCTGGACGGTGAGATGACCTACTACCCGCTGGACGACACGGACAGCAACAAGTACGCCGACGGCACGGCTGCCAGACTGGACGGCACTGAAGGTGACTGGATGATGTACGAGCCCTTCTTCTGGAGCAAGGGTATCAATGATTACCTGAACGGCAAGCATTACTCCTGTTACAGCAGTAACGGTTCGGATAACATGCCTTCCGTTCCGGATGCTGACGTCCTTACGCTTGACGACATTAAGGGCACGAGTGGCGGTTATCTTTCCGGTCGTAAGATCATGAGCGGAAAGGATACGCTTTCGAACAGCTACAGTACTGACAGTACGTATTCGGTATGCAAGGTGAACGTGGACGGTTACAAGCGTGTGCGTTTCCCGAGCGTTCCCGGTACAAGCCTTGTCGGAAGCATTTTCACAGACGATTCCGGCACGGTCATCAGTTCAATCGTCGTCCCTACCTTGAGCAACAAGTTCGAGGCCGGTATGTACCTGATTGCCGATGTTCCGGAGGGTGCCACTGCTCTTCACTTCTCCATTCTGAACACGGCAGAGTTCGATAAGGTTGTCCTTTCTAACAGTGACAGGATCGAGGATATGGAACCCGAATGGGTGCCTAATGACGAGCACTTGTGTGCCGTTGTGGGCAGCAGTGTTGTCGGTTCCAAACTTCGCGCCTGCATTACCGGCGGGAGCACTACGGCGAGCATGACCTGGGCTGATTTCCACTATTACAGTGTCCAGCGCGGTATGCAGCAGATTGATGCCCTTATGCACTCTCGCATCGCGAATCTTTTCTACGCGAAGTACGGTCGTCGTGACAGCCAGGAACAATGCGGCGCGGGCTCTCACACGAACAACCGTACTACGGGTGGTACTGCCAGCCGCGGGATGACGGACACGATCGGCTACGAGGAAGCCTCCTCCATCAACCCTAATGTGACGAACAGCCTGATAGAAAACTCCGTCCACCAGTATGCGTGGTACCGTGAGAAGGATGACTACGGCGGGGCCACGGTTACGCAGGTGAATAATATTTGCTGCCTTGGCTACGAGGACATCTATGGTCATAAATATGACATGATGGACGGCGTGGACCTTCCTAATGACACGGGCAATTCCGGGAAGTGGCGCATCTGGATGCCTGACGGCAGTACCCGCCTGGTTAAGGGTTCCGTGAGTTCCGGTATCTGGATTACCGCCGTGGCGCATGGCAAATATATGGACGTGATTCCGGTGGGTTCCGTTTCGGGTTCCTCCTCGACAAATTACTGCGACATCTACTACATATCCACTGCCTCCGTCCGTGTGGTCTGTCGCGGGTGCTACTATGCGAGCGCGCATGGCGGTGTATCGAATGCGAATGCGAATAGCGATGCTTCGAGCACTTATGCGTTTGTCGGCTCGCGTCTGGCCTTCCGCGGTCGGCTCGTCAGGGCGTCGAGCGCCGTGGCGTTTAAAGCGATAAGCGAGGTTGCATGATCGGTCGCGTAAAGCGTCAAAGCGGGAGCGAAGCGACAAAACGTCCGGTGTTCCCCGAGCAGGGGAACACCGTTCATTACGGGCGTCAGCCCGTCGAAAAATATTTTTTTGACGTCAGGTTTTGTATCTGTTTGTTAAATAATAATTTGAAAATAGTACTTTTGCATTTGAAAGGTGGCGCCTCCCCATAGGCCGTGTGGTCTATCGTGGCAACAACAACGCGAACCCGAATGGCGGTGTTTCGATGTCGAATGCGAACAACGATTCCTCGAATACGAACACGAACATCGGTTCTCGTCTGAACAACAATCGAAAGGAAATTTTAATCGGCGTACAACACCGGGGACTTGTCCCCACCGTGGTGCCGAGGGGGGCAAGCCGCAGTAACAGCGGTCCGTAAGGGCCGGAAAACTGAAAAACAGAGTGTCGGGTAGGGTTTGGTAGGCCGGAAACGGTTCGAAGAAGCCGGGCCCGGGGGATTGAAGGCCCCAAGAAAAACAGTTATGCGCAGAGAAGGTTATATTATCGAGGAGATAGCGGATTACTCCAACATGTCGGAGTCGTTCAATCAGGTCCTTCGCGGAACGTCACGTAAACGAAGCCGCCAGGGACGCTACCTGCTTGCGCATAGGGAGGAAGTTATAAAGGAACTTGCAGAACGTATATCAGACGGCTCTTTCCGTGTCAGCGGTTATCGTGAACGGACTATCTGGGAATATGGAAAGGCAAGGAATTTGCAGATTCTTACGATGTATGACCGTATCGGAGTACATGCCATCATGACCGTAGTGGACAAACACCTGCGCAGGCGCTTTATACGTACAACGTCGGCATCTATCCAGGGACGCGGCACCCATGACCTGATGAAGTTCATCTGTCGTGACATGGAAACGGATCCGGAAGGGACAGGGTATGGTTATAAGTTTGACATTCACCATTTTTATGACAATGTACGTCAGGATTTTGCTATGTGGTGCTTTGCCCGTGTTTTCAAGGACAAGAAACTGCTTGGAATTCTCAATTCCTTTATAATGATGCTTGACAGCGGTATCAGTTTCGGGCTTAGAAGCTCGCAGGCTACCGGTAATTTACTCCTGTCTATTTTTTTAGACCATTATTTGAAGGATAAGTACAGTGTCCGTCATTTCTATCGTTATTGTGATGACGGTCTTGTACTTGGTAAAACGAAAGCGGAACTGTGGATGATTCGTGATGCTGTCCACTCACAAATGGAACGGATAGGGCTTCAGATAAAATCTGACGAGCGCGTGTTCCCGGTGGAAGAGGGCATCGATTTTCTCGGTTATGTGATTTATGGTCCGGAGCATGTCCGTATCCGTAAACGCATCAAGCAGAAATTCGCCCGAAAAATGCACGAGGTAAAATCGAGAAGAAGAAGGCGTGAACTGGTAGCGTCATTCTATGGAATGGCCAAACACGCCGACTGTCATACGTTGTTTAAAAAATTAACAGGCAAAGACATGAGATCATTTAAAGACTTGAACGTTTCCTACAAGCCGGAGGACGGCAAGAAACGTTTTCCCGGGGTGGTGGTAAGCATCCGGGAGCTGGTAAACTTACCGATTGTGGTGAAGGACTTTGAGACGGGCATCAAGACCGAACAGGGCGAGGACCGCTGTATCGTGGCTATTGAGATGAACGGCGAACCGAAAAAGTTCTTCACCAACAGCGAGGAGATGAAGAACATCCTCTTGCAAGTGAAGGATATGCCCGACGGCTTTCCGTTCGAGACCACCATCAAGACGGAAACTTTCGGCAAGGGTCGAACTAAATACATATTTACATGAAACGGGTAGAAGGAACATCCGGGATAAGACTGATCGAGTGCGTGAGCCCGGCACGTAACAGATGGCGCATCCGCTGGGATGTGCAGGAAAGGGAGGACGGCTCCGCCTCCTACATGGAGGAGGGTTTCATCGGGAAACCCGGTCCGGACACTATAAAGTCCGTCATCACGGGCTGGTACAACGACCAGACCGACCGGGAGATACTTTCCGGGTTTGTCTATGAGGACATGCCGGTATGGCTGTCAAGTGAGAACCAGTTCAATTATAAGGCAGCGTATGATTTGGCCGTACAGACCGGCGGCGCTATGCTCCCGGTGACGTTCAAGTTCGGGACGGATGAGGAGCCCCAGTACCGGACGTTTGAGAATCTGGAGGAACTGACGGACTTCTACACGAAGGCCATGAAGCACATCCAGGATACACTGGCTGACGGCTGGAGAAAGAAAGACGCTTTTGATCCGGAAGATTACCGGGTGGAATGAACCCTTCGGGGGAGGGAAGAAAAAAGCCCCCGGCCTGTTAAATAGTAACGCCAATCACTTTTTTAACACACGACGAGAGAACTCGCGCGACCGGGGGCAAATACCCTCTGTCACGAGTTCTCTCTTTTTATGTGTTTAAAAAATGATTGGCGATGCAAAGATATAATTTTTTTGTTGTATGAAAGTGATTGAGATATTAAACTTTAACCGGGAACTGTTGAAAAGGCTTCAAGCATCCGGAATCCGTCTGGAGGATGCCCGGTATATTGATTTGTATTCAGACTATACCCGCCTACTGGATCAGGGTGAGAAAGTTTCGTATGTCGTGGCCGTATTGTCCGAAAAGTATTCGGTGAGCGAGCGCAAGGTGTACGCGCTGGTGAAACGGTTCCAGAGCGACTGCAAGACGCTTGCAGTGTGAACAGGCAGTCTTATGCCACAAGGAGTGCCGTTTCCCCTTATCTTTAGGGAGTTTCAAATTTAGAAGGAGGAAATGGCTATGAATAAGTATTACCGCATCCTGGACAAGATCCTTGCCACGGGAAAGACACAGACCAACAAGAAGGGAAACATACAGTACCTTCTGAACGAGCAGCTCTCGCTGACACCGGCAGACCTGCTCGATATATTCGAAGGGCATCATATCGCCCGCAAGAAGCTCCGCAGCGAGTTGCAGTTATTTATGCAGGGTGAGCGCAACGTGGAGAAGTACCGGGAGG